TTTTTCATCACCGGTGAAAATGCCCACTCACGTGAATTTAGTGAAGACGCTTACCGATTGGCCGCCGAACCTAAAGAACTGTATATAGTACCCGGCGCCGGACACGTAGACCTTTACGACCGTGTAAGCCTTATACCATTTGACAAGCTGGAATCTTTCTTCAAGGAGTATCTGAAGAAATAGTGATAACAGGAAGTGTAAATGTAACTTTTGAAATAACAGATTAAAGAATAAACTAATGGAACAAATAAGAAATAAAGAATATGGAGGCGAACGTCCTCTGTTCGCGACCCACGACCTTCAACTGGAAGATGTAACAATTCACGCCGGTGAATCTGCATTGAAAGAATGTAGTAATATTATAGCAATCAACTGTCGCTTTGAAGGAAAATATCCTTTTTGGCATACCAACGGATTCATTGTGAAAAACTGTCTCTTTACAGAGGGAGCCCGTGCTGCTCTATGGTACTCTCAAAGTCTGCAAATGGCAGATACCTTGGTAGAAGCACCGAAGATGTTCCGTGAAATGGACGGAATAAAACTCGAAAACGTGCAGTTGCCTAATGCTTTGGAAACGTTTTGGTATTGTCATAATATAGAGCTGAAGAACGTACAGATTGATAAAGCGGATTACCTTTTTATACACAGTGAGAATATTAAGATACAAAACTATGCCCAAAACGGGAACTATTCGTTCCAATATTGCAAGAATGTAGAAATCCATAATGCAGTTATCAACTCCAAAGATGCTTTCTGGAATACGGAAAATGTAACAGTCTATGATTCCGAGTTGAACGGAGAATATCTGGGATGGCATTCTAAAAACTTACGTTTGGTAAATTGCAGGATTTCGGGGACTCAACCGCTTTGCTACGCACATGATTTGGTGATGGAAAATTGTACGATGGCAGAAGATGCTGACCTTGCTTTTGAATACAGTAGTGTGAAGGCAACGATTAAAAGTCCCGTTCATAGCGTAAAAAATCCTCGTACGGGAAGTATTGTTGCCGAAAGTTTCGGAGCAATCATTTTGGACGAAAATATTAAATCACCAGCAAATTGCGAATTGAAACTTTGGGACGATCTAACCTGTTTTAATTGAAATATGAAGTATAATTTCGATGAAATTATTCCACGCAGAGGAACGAATTCTTATAAATGGGATTCGGCTGAAGATGCGGATGTATTGCCGATGTGGGTAGCTGATATGGATTTCCGTACGGCTCCCCCTGTCGTGGAGGCACTGAAGAAACGGGTGGAACATGGGATTTTCGGTTATGTACGTGTACCTGATGTATACTACGAGGCAGTTGTAAATTGGTTTGTTCGACGACATGCCTGGCGGATAGAAAAAGAGTGGATTATTTACACCACCGGTGTTGTGCCGGCAATATCTGCTGTTATTAAAGCGTTGACACTGCCCGGAGATAAAGTAATGGTGCAGACACCTGTATATAACTGTTTTTTCTCCTCTATCCGTAATAACGGATGCGAGATGATTGCCAATCCTTTGGTATATAGAAACAGGGGCTATCAGATTGACTTTGATGATTTGGAGCGGAAAGCTTCAGACCCGAAGGTCAAACTTCTGTTGTTATGTAATCCGCACAATCCTGCCGGAAGAGTGTGGAGCAAACAAGAGTTAAGGCGGATAGGTGAGATTTGTATTCGGAATAATGTGTTTGTGGTTGCTGATGAAATTCATTGTGAATTGGTTTTTCTGGGGCATGAATATACTCCTTTCGCTTCTATATCAGAAGAGTTTCTTATGAATTCGGTAACCTTTGTTTCGCCTAGCAAGGCTTTTAATCTGGCAGGGCTTCAGATAGCCAATATTATTTCTGCAGATGCAAATGTACGGGTGAGAATAGATAAAGCGATTAATATAAATGAGGTATGTGATGTGAATCCTTTCGGAGTGGAGGCGTTGATGGCTGCTTACAATGAGGGCGAAGAATGGCTGGAAGAACTTAAAATCTATTTGTTTGCGAATTACATCTATTTAAAAGGTTATTTTGATGAATATCTTCCGGAATTTCCCGTAATGATGTTGGAAGGTACATATCTGGTTTGGGTGGATTGCTCGGTCTTGAATCAAACGTCAGCAGAAATAGTAAAAGACTTGTTGAAGAAAGAAAAACTTTGGGTGAACGAAGGCAGTCTGTATGGAGAGACTGGTGAAGGGTTTATCCGTATCAATATTGCGTGTCCGCGACAGCGGTTGATAGAAGGATTAAACAGATTGAAGCGGGTACTGAAATCATAAATACGAATGAAAAGAAGTAGTTAGAAAAAAGAACGCTCAAACGGTAAATATGACATACTCCGTTTGAGCGTTTCTCTTATTAAGAAATCTTTTTGGAATGATGGGGGAGAAAACGATAAGTTATATCCTCCATTATTCCATTTTCTATGTGGTACAACCGCTGATTGGTCGTTTCAGATTTTAATCCTCCCAGAGACTCGATGTAAGGTCCCAACTTTATATATTGGAAATGAGATACATCAAAGTGCTCCGGCAGTTTGCTCTTCCCGGAGTACCATCCGACTTTTACCGGAGTGATGGTCTGCTTGTGTAAAAAAGCAGCTAGTTGTTCCACTTCTGCGGGTGAAGCATCACCGCCCATGAAACAGACACAGGTGATCGCTTTTCCATATTTACCGAGCAGGGTAGAGAGACTTTCTTCCGTCAACGGTTCTCCTACGTCCTCCATCAGATATGCACTGTGGCACCCTTTACAATGGTTGGGGCAGTTGGAGAGGTTGATGGCTAATGTCACCTCATCCGGTATCTCCTGAAAAACAATATCATAATCAGCGTACCGGAGCATAATATCTTAAATCGGCCTCCTTTTGCCGTGCTTGGGAGAAATTGCTGATACGCTTCATATATCCGATGACGCGGGTCAGATAATCCACATTCTCGCTGTGACATTCGGGACATTCATGCAAATACCGTTTGTCGATATGATGGCATTTGTTACATACTGTATTCGGAATATTGAATGTGAAGTAGTTGCAACCTTCGGTAGCGGCAACACGAAGCAACTGCCGGTATTGCTCTTTGCTAAGATGCTCTTCCAGATTCATGTGCAAAGCCGAACCACCCGTCAGATGCTCGATATAACGATGCCCGTGCAGGCGGAATTTATCGACAATGTTCAGCGATTTGTCTTCTACAATATAGAAATAGCTGTTGTAACATTCGCGGTAAGTCTGGAATCCGGCTTCCTTGTCCCATTTCGCGTGTTTCACACCCACATTTTCGGCAGGAATTATTTCGCAGTTGAAAAGTACTTCTTTGGTACGATATTTCTTATTGTATTTCTCAATCATGCCGAGAATCTCCTGCACAAAAGCCTCGTATTTCGGATTGTCGTTGATGTCGATTCCCATAAATTGGGCTGCTTCCACCAGTCCGTTCACGCCGATAGTCAGATATTGGCGGCTCATATTGATATAACCCGCATCAAACAAAGGTAACATACCCTTTGCCTGCAATAATTTCAGGTTCTCATTATAGGCAAGCTGTACTTTGTGAACCAAGTCTACTACTTCTTCCAGGAAGAAAGGGTAGAGAATACCTGATTTTACAGCATGCTGTATACAACGGTTCAGATTGATGGTCAACACGCTCTTCGAACCGGTAGAGACTCCTCCGGCTCCCAATGTATAGCTAAAGCCATTGTCCTGTATTTCATTACGCAGACGGCAGCAGCTACTCAAAGAGTCGGCATTGTCACTCATATAGGTGAAGAATGAATGTCCTTCGGCATACATTTCAGCGGTGAAGTCGCCATATTCCTTATCCAGTACATCGCCGTCTTTGGTCAGGAGTGCCATTGTCTCTACAGGGAATGTCAGAACGGTGCGTGTACGCTCCTCATTAAACCATTTCATAAAACGCTTCTGCAACCAGCTAAGCGAACCCCAGTCGGGTTTGCTTCCGTCGGGGAAAACAAAGTGCTCGAAAAGGCTATTGAAATAATACTTGTCATAATAAGCCACATTCCAGAAAACTGCTTGGAAATTGCGGGCACCCGTAGGCTGGTTGATGGAATATACGATTTGCTCGAAACAGTCTGTGATGATTTTATCGATCGATCTTTGTTTCAGAGACAAGTCTGCCAGTTTATCAGGGTGTTTATAATAGTCCTGTCCGTATTCCAAACCTATGAAATAGTTCATGTACATCAGGAATTCAGGAGTGGCACATGCGCCGCTTAGCATACTGGATACGATAAATACCATGTTGATAAATCCTCCGCAGAAGGATTTCAGATTGGTCGGGGCGGTAGAATTGCCTCCTACTGCTGTTGTTCCTGCTATCAGCCAGGGATACATAGTAATACTGGCACAGTAGTTTGCCAGATTGGTTTCATCATTTTTGTAGATGAAGTGATGATTCAGGAGTTCCAAATAACGGTCGGAAGCCTCTTTACCATACATATCCCTCAAACGGTCTGTCAGCAGGCGGCGGTTGAGGCGGATGAAATTGGATTTGGGCAGTTCTCCTATCAGCGTGGCGATATTCTTGTTTTCCACATTGGCGTTGGCATCGTACTTGCTACCGCTGGCAGGGTTGGAAGCATCGCAATAATCCATGAGGAATTTAAGTTTGTCTCTGACTTCACGGTCTTCCAAATGTTTTTGACGATACAGCATATACGCTTTGGCCACGCTGTAATAATGTTCTGCCATCAAGGCGACTTCCACCTGGTTTTGGATTTCCTCTACGTTTGTTCCGTCACTGATACTGACACGGCTTAACACATTGGTTATCACATCTTGCGTAGCAAAACTACCTACTGATAAAAATGCCTTGGATATGGCATTTTTGATTTTGTCGAGGGAAAAAGCTTCTTTTTTTCCGTCTCTTTTGATAATGAATATCTCCGAACTAATCATACCTATATTTTAAGAATTAACAAAATAGATTTAGTGCCTACATAGTTATTCATGCACGACAATTTCTGGAGACTTGTAATAAAATGGACCTGTACGATTCGTTCTATTGCCTTTCACCCGAAAGCCTGGAATAACGGAAATTTTATCGGCAGGTCTTCTGACTTGTTTTTGTTGTGGCGCCTTCCCGATCCGTTTCATGAATCAGTGGCAAATGAATGCCATAACATTTCTCTTTTTTATGAGAGAGATAAAACTTACAGCTACGGGGATAGTTCCGGATTTTCACTGGATTCCCTTTTAATTCCGTCTGGTGATAATGCCATTCCGGAAACCGATGTTGGCGGCAAAGTTAGAAATTAAATCAAGATTCCAATTGAAAAGGAAGAAAAATATTCGCTCTTTATCAGAACGATATATGGCATTAACAACCTGATAACTTTCCGTTTATGTTCTATTCTTCGTATTTTAGTAGAGTCCGGTTTATGTATTTCCTGCCTGATGGATGAATGAAAGTGTAGAATAATGAAACAAGATGCATAATGGTTAGCGATGTTGGGATCCCTTTCTCTTCAGGGAATGAGGCGTTTGCATTGATGTTTCCATATTTTAGATTTTTCGAAAGCATAATAGATGTTAATAGGGCTCATGGCTTGCGAACTAATTTTTGATATGATATGTTGTTTAAAGTGAATAACGAATTAAAAAATGAACTAGAAAGTTAGACATGAACAAACAATACATTTCTAATGATTTAGCAGATAAAACATTACATTTAAAACTTATGAATATGAGAAAATCTATTATTTTATTAGCTTTTATATTGGGTGGCTTTACAGTAGCAAATGCCCAATCAGTTGTAGAAGGTACCAAACTTACAGATAATTGGTCTGTCGGAGTAAATGCCGGTGGAGTTACTCCCCTTACTCACAGTGCTTTCTTTAAAGGTATGCGTCCCACTTTTGGAGTGGGAGTCTCAAAGCAATTAACTCCTATCTTCGGTTTGGGATTCCAAGGAATGGGATATATCAATACCACATCCAGTAAAACGGCTTTCGATGCTTCGGATGTCAGCGTATTGGGTAAAGTCAATTTGATGAATCTATTTGCAAGTTACACGGGCGAACCTCGTTTGTTTGAAGTGGAAGCTGTGGCCGGAATGGGTTGGTTACATTATTATGTGAATGGCGATGGCGATCAGAACTCCTGGTCTACGCGTTTGGGATTGAATTTCAATTTCAACTTGGGTGAAAGTAAAGCATGGACATTAGGAATCAAACCTGCCATTGTGTATGATATGCAAGGTACTTACCCTGAAACAAAGAGCCGTTTCAATGCTAATAACGCAGGTTTTGAGTTGACAGCCGGATTGACATATCACTTTAAGACAAGTAACGGAACACATCATTTTGCCAAAGTGAGAGTATATAATCAAGCCGAAATTGACGGACTGAACTCTTCAATCAATGCACTTCGTGCAGATGTAAACAACAAAGATGGTGAGATCAGCAATGCAAACCAACGTATCAACGGATTGCAGGAAGAACTTGAAGCATGCCGCACAAAAGTGGTTCCGGTGGAGACTGTAGTGAAAACCGCCCGTGTACCCGAATCTATCATTACTTTCAGACAAGGTAAATCGTCAGTTGACGCTTCACAACTTCCTAATGTGGAACGTGTAGCTTCTTACCTGAAGAAATATGCTGATTCTAAAGTGGTTATTAAGGGATACGCTTCTCCGGAAGGTAGTGTTGAAGTGAATGCCAGAATTGCCGCAGCACGTGCAGAAGCTGTAAAAACGATCTTGGTCAACAAGTATAAAATCAGTGCATCTCGTATCACTGCTGAAGGTCAGGGTGTAGGCGATATGTTTACTGAACCGGATTGGAACCGTGTAAGTATATGTACTATTGAAGATTAAACTGATATATTACAGAAATAGAATAACAAAGGCTGCCCCAAAAGGCAGCCTTTGTTGCATATCTTGGGTTGTATTTTTGAATACTCTGAAAGTTTAGTAAACAGATTTCTTTGTACATTACATAAAATGGTTATTTTTGCAGGTATTGTTCATGCGCGTTCTGTGTTGAGTGTGCAAATATCAACCATTAAAAACTGTATTATGAAGAGAGTATTCGTTTTTCAAGATTTTAAATCGCAGAAATTCTGGAGCATAGAGGTAGTCGGAACAGATGTTACTGTAAATTATGGTAAGTTGGGGACCGACGGACAAACACAAGTGAAAAACTACGCAACGACTGAAGAAGCTGAAAAAGCAGCCGGCAAACTGATTGCGGAAAAGACCAAAAAAGGGTATGTAGAAACTGCTGAAGAAACTGCACGTGAAATGAAAGTGGAAGCCAAGAAATATACTTTGAGTTATGATGAGTATGAAAACAATGTGAATCTTCTGGATAAGATATTGAAAGATAAACATCTCTCTGAATATAAACAAATAACAATCGGTTGTTGGGATTATGAGGGTGGCGACTGTTCTGCCTTATTACAGGGAATGATTGAAAATAAGGAGAAGTTCGCACAAATAGAAGGCTTGTTCTGGGGAGATATTGAGCAGGAAGAACAGGAGATTTCATGGATTGAACAAGCTGATATTAGTCCGCTGCTCGATGCCATGCCTAAATTGAAAGATCTGAAAATCAAAGGAACCAATAATCTGCGTTTGGGAAAGACTTCACGGCCGGAGTTGCGGTCACTCGAAATTATCAGTGGTGGCCTGCCTACCGAAGTGGTAGAAGATATTCTTGGTTCTGATTTCCCCAATCTGGAAAAACTGATTCTATATGTTGGTGTGGAAGATTATGGATTTGAAGCTGATATTGAGATATTCCGTCCGTTGTTCTCCAAAGAACGTTTCCCGAAGCTGACTTATCTGGGGATCGTCAACTCTGAAGAACAGGACAAGATTGTAGAAATGTTCCTGGAGTCGGATATTCTTCCCCAACTTGAAACAATGGATGTTTCGGCTGGTACTCTCAAAGATGAAGGTGCCCAATTATTGCTGGATAATATGGATAAGATCGCTCATTTGAAGTTTATCAATATGCGCTATAATTATTTGAGCAAGGAGATGAAGAAACAGTTGCAGAGTCTCCCTATGAAAATAGATATTGCTGAAACTGAAGAGGCAGATGAATATGATGGTGAATTGTGGTATTACCCGATGATTACAGAATAGGAGATGCAGATAATCGTTGTCAGCAACTCTCTGTCCAAACGTATAGAATACTTTATTGAAGCAGGCAAACACTTGCAGGTGGAAGTTCGTTTTATGACTTACGGGGAACTTTTTAACTGCTTGCCGCAACTACGGCAGGCAGTTATCAAACTGGAACCTTGTGTAAGCGATGAAACGAATTTCCTGAAATATGCGCTGTTGAATCAGGCATATAAGGAGACACTGCAACGTTTAGGCGAGATGAGGCTATCTGATGACGTGTGCTTTTTGAATACTCCCCATGCTTTATTACGTGCTCTTGATAAAAAGGAAACTAAACAAGTGTTGATGGACAGAGGGTTGAAAGTGACTCCGATGTTACCTTCTCCCCGTTCTTTTGATGAGTTGAGAGAGCTTCTTACCGGTTGCGGGAGAGGATGCTTTTTAAAACCCCGTTACGGTTCGGGGGCGGGAGGCGTTATGGCTATTCGCTATCAACCCAACCGGAATAAATGGGTAGTCTATACTACCTTGCAACAAGTGGATGGAGTCATTCATAACACTAAACGTATCAACCGTTTGAGTACGGAAAAAGAGATGATCCCGTTGGCGGAAGCTGTGATGCAAACAGAAGCTATTTTAGAAGAATGGATTCCTAAAGAGCAGTTGCAGGGAGAGAATTATGATCTTCGTGTAGTGTGCCGGGAATCTGAAATTGATTATATCGTTGTGAGATGCAGTAAAGGAAGCATAACCAATCTGCATCTGAACAATAAGGCACATTGGTGGAACGAATTGTCTTTGCCGGAAGTAGTGCGGCAACAAATCTATTTTCAGTGTCAGGAAGCGGTTCAATCTTTGGATTTGCAATATGCCGGAGTGGATGTACTGATAGAGAGAGGAACAGATATTCCTTATATAATAGAAGTCAACGGACAGGGAGATCATGTGTATCAGGATATGTTTGCTCATAATTCTATTTATATTCAACAGATAAAAAACATAAAAAAGAGATATAACCATGCAAATAGATGAACTGCCGGCTGGCGAACAGACCCAAAATCCGGATCTGGATATGAATCAGGTGGTGGGTACTCATGATATATTGATGCTTTGCTTTGATACCTTGCGTTATGATGTCAGCAAGGAGGAAGAAGAGGCAGGAAGAACACCGGTACTGAACAGTCACGGAGGAGAATGGGAAAAAAGACATGCGCCGGGAAATTTTACTTACCCGTCTCATTTTGCCATCTTTGCAGGATTTCTGCCTTCTCCGGCGGAACCTCATTCGCTACGCAGCCGTAAGTGGTTGTTTTTCCCTGTGCAAGCTGGTACGGGACGTATTCCGCCTGCGGGAAGTTATCCGTTTACGGAAGCAACTTTTGTGCAAAGCCTTGCCAATGTAGGCTATGAAACGATTTGTATAGGAGGGGTGAACTTCTTCAGCAAGCGTAATGAACTGGGGCGTGTGTTTCCCGGTTACTTTACTAAAAGTTATTGGCTGCCGACCTTTGGATGCACGGCACCCGATAGTACTGAAAAACAAATTGATTTTGCATTGAAGAAACTCGAAAACTATCCGGAGGACAAACGGATTTTTATGTATATCAATTTTTCTGCTATTCATTATCCGAACTGTCATTATGTGGAAGGCAAAATGAAGGATGATAAGGAATCACACGCTGCCGCGCTGCAATATGTCGACAGTCAGCTACCCCGTTTATTTCAGGCCTTTCAGAAGCGGGGAAATACGCTGGTGATTGCTCTTTCCGATCATGGCACTTGCTATGGAGAGGATGGATATGAATATCATTGCATATCTCACGAAACGGTTTATACAGTCCCTTACAAACACTTTATTTTAACGAAAAAATGAATCAACCGCTACCACGATATGTAGACTATATGTATAGTTATCCACATAAAACTGCTTATCGTTCTTTTCCGTCCCCGGTTTCGCTGGTTCCTTACCTGAAACAGGTGGAAGGACAGAAAGCATCGCTTTATTTCCATATTCCTTTTTGTAGTCATAAATGTGGATATTGCAACCTGTTTTCTCTGCAAACAAATCGTGCGGATTATATCGCAACTTATTTGGAAACTCTTCACAAGCAGGCGCAACAGTTGTCTCCACTCACTACCGGACTGGCATTTGATAGTTTCGCCATTGGAGGAGGCACACCGTTGCTCCTCACTGTTCCTCAACTGGAATACCTATTGGATACGGCTGCCTTATTCGGAGTGCATCCTTCACATACCTTTACTTCCGTAGAAACATCGCCGGAATATGCCGATCCTACCCGTTTGGACTTGTTGAAGCAAGCAGGAGTAGCTCGTGTGAGTATTGGCGTACAGAGTTTCCTTGACGAAGAATTAACAGCTTTGAAAAGACGTCCCCGGCGAGACATGATTAATCAGGCGCTGGAGGCTATTCGGAAGAGACAATTCCCGTTTTTTAATATTGATTTGATTTACGGAATCAAAGGACAAACTGTGGCCAGCTTTCTTTATTCATTGGAACAGGCTCTTCTGTTTCAGCCTAACGAACTCTTTATCTATCCGCTATATGTACGACCGGGAACGGCTATCACGGAGCGGGAATCCGACGATGTCTGTTTTCAGATGTATTGTGCCGCTTGTGATTTGTTGAAAGACAGAGGTTTTCTACAAACGTCGATGCGACGTTTTATTCATCATCCGTCTACTGATGCGGAAATCTCATGTGGGGATGAAGTGATGCTGTCGTGTGGCTCCGGCGGACGCAGTTACCTGGGTAATTTGCATTATGCCACCCGGTATACTGTTTGCCAGCGTTGTATTGCCGGAGAGATAGATGATTATATGGGCACTACTGATTTTACAGTGGCTCGTAATGGATTTATTCTTTCTCAGGAAGAACGGCGACAACGTTTCATCATTAAAAATCTGATGTATTATATGGGGCTTGATAAGGCCGAATATAAGCGTCGCTTTGGAGAATCACCGGATAATGTGATGTTGTTTCGACAGTTAGCTGAACGGCAATGGATAGAAAATACGGATAACGGTCGTATTTGTCTGACTTCCGACGGAATGGCATACTCCGATTATATTGGTCAGTTGTTCATTACTCCTGAAATAAGAGAACTGATGGAAACTTATTCTTATTGAACGAAATAGAAATGGAAAACGAAAGCTCTTTACTTTCCTTCAGGCATATATATTATCGCGGCAAATTGAATAGCTGCAACTATACCTGTTCTTATTGTCCTTTCGGCAAGAAGTCGCATCTGGCAGATACGACACAGGATGAACAGGCATGGAATCGTTTTATAGCAGCTATTGAACAATGGAAAGGGGAGCCGTTGCAGTTATTTATTATTCCTTACGGTGAAGTATTGATCCATCGTTATTATCGGAAAGGAATGGTGCATTTGGCGGCATTGCCACAGGTGACCGGAATTTCCTGTCAGACTAACCTTTCTTTTCCGGCTAAACACTGGCTTGATGAGATTCGTGTGGCTCCCACTGTGATAAGTAAGATAAGGCTTTGGGCTAGTTTTCATCCTGAGATGACTTCGGTAGAGAAATTTGCGCATCAGATTCATATACTCCATCATGCGGGAATACAGGTATGTGTCGGAGCGGTAGGAAATCCCTCTGCAAAGGTCGTACTCAATGATTTACGGAATGCTCTTTTGCCGGATATTTATTTATTCATTAATGCTATGCAAGGGTTAAGGGCACCATTAAGTCAGGAAGATATTCAGTTTTTCAGTCAACTGGATAATCTTTTTGAGTATGACTTGAAGAATGCTCCGGTACAATGGGAAGTTTGCGCAGGAGGAAGGGATAATTGTTTTATCGATTGGAAAGGGGATATGTATGCTTGTCCCCGAAGCCGGGTGAAGATAGGTAATTTTTATCAAGGTGATGGAGCTGTTGTGCCGTTATCTTGCAAGAGGAAGGTTTGTGACTGTTATATTGCATTTAGTAACCTGAACAATCACCCTTTACATCGAATAATGGGAGAAGGGGCATTCTGGCGAATACCGGACAAGCCACTTATTACGACTGTTTTCTTCGATGTGGATGGAACACTGACTGATTCACAGGGAAAAGTTCCAGAAAGTTATGCTAACGCTTTGCGATATATGGCACAGTCCGTTTCCTTATATCTTGCCACTTCTCTGTCGATGGAGCAGGCGAAGAAAAAGCTGGGAAAGGCTCTTTTTGATTTATTCAGGGGAGGAGTGTTTGCAGATGGAGGTTTATTATCTTATTCGCGGCAGATTAAGTGTTTGCCGGTGAAAGTATATCCGGAGGTATATGGAGAATCGTCAAAAGTTACTATTCATAGTTATGAAGGAGTGGTTTACAAGTATAGTATATTGGTACGTGATAAAGAACAGAGAGAATCTATTCTTACCCGGTTGAAAGAGAATCCCTGCCAGGTTTTTCATAAAGCTCCGCTGATAACAGTCATTCATCCTGAAGCGAGTAAAAAAGAGGGGGTAATTCAGTTATGTAAGGCTTTGAGTTTATCTTTTTAACATAAAGCTCTAAAGCAGCCAAAGGAGAATAAGAGAGGTTGGAACGTAAACAGTTGGGAATGAGTAGATTTGCACAAAGTTGCCAAATCGGCATAAAGCAAGCGAGTGAGGAATATTGAAGTAGTTCAGTTACTAAATCGTGAGCCACAGTTACCTATGCAAAGCAGGTAACAATGCGGAAAGGCAACTTTGTGCATCAACGGATTTTATTGCGCTGATTCTCAATGTTTTGCGTATCAAGGAACGCTTACAAAATGATTATATTTGCACACTCAAAATGTAAGCGTTATGAAAATCGAAAAATTCAAGGTGTTGCTCTACCTGAAAAAGAGCGGAATGGACAAGAATGGAAAAGCTCCCATCATGGGACGCATCACGGTGAACAGGACTATGGCGCAGTTCTCCTGCAAGTTGTCTTGCACTCCATCGCTTTGGAATCCTCGTGCCAGCCGATTGGAGGGCAAGAGCAAGGAAGCCGTGGAGACCAACAAGGACATCGAGCAGTTGTTGCTTTCCATCCAAAAGTCTTTCGATGTGCTTGTGGAAAAGAGAACGGACTTCGAGGCTAAGGATGTCAAGGAGGCCTTGCAGGGCAGCGTCAAGACACAGACCACCCTTCTCTCCTTCGTGGACGAGCATATCAGTGAACTCAGTACCCATGAGGGCATCGATATGTCGAAGAGCAGTGTCTGGACTTACAGAAAGATTCGCAAGAATCTCGCTGAGTTCATCGGGGAGAAGTATAGGTTGACTGATTTGGCTTTCGGACAGCTGACCGAGCCTTTCATCAGTGACTTTCACCATTACCTGCTTGACGAGAAAGGCTTTTCATCAGGAACCATCACCATCTATGTGTCGCTCTTCAAGAAGATGTGCCGCATCGCCTTTGAGCGAGGCTTGTGCAAGAACCTGCTGTTCGCCCATTATCGGGTTGGCACTCCAAAGGTTACAACACCCAAGGCTCTCAGCATGTCTGATTTCATAAAAATCCGTGATGTGGAACTGCCCGAAGACAAGCCGAGACTATCCGTTAGCCGTGACCTGTTTCTTTTCGCCTGCTATGCAGGAACAGCCTTCATAGACACCGTTTCCATTACGAAAGCCAATGTCAAGGTGTTGGAGGATGGCGACAAATGGCTCATCTATAACCGCAAGAAGACCGGAACACTTGCCAGGGTGAAACTCCTGCCCGAGGCGTTGGAGCTGATGGCGAAATACGAGGACGGGGCAAGAGATACCCTTTTCCCATTGCTGAGCACGAATCGTGTTCGTATCGATCTCATCACCATCTGCAAGTTGGCGGAAACGAGCAAGACCTATTCCTACCATTCGGGACGACACTCGTTCGCCAGCCTCATTACGCTGGAGGCTGGTGTGCCGATGGAGACCATCTGCAAGATGCTCGGTCACAAGGATGTGAAGATGACGCAGCGGTATGCGAGAGTAACCCAAAAGAAGCTGTTTGAGGACATGGACAAGTTCATCGCTGCAACCGAGAAGGACTTTATTCTCGCATTATGAACAAGGCTTTCAACTTTTCTTTTTACAGTTCAACCACATTATTATATTATAAGGACAACAACTATGAGCAGAAGTACATTTTCAATTTTGCCTTACATCAACAGACAGAAGGTGAAGGCAGACGGAACAGCCAACATACTTTGCCGCATCACCGTTGACGGCAAAAGTGCAGCCATTTCCACAGGCATATCCTGTACCCCACAGGAGTGGAACGCCAAGAAGGGAGAGGTACGGAACGCAAGGGACAACGGACGATTGGCAAGTTTCCTTGCTGAGGTCAAGGATAAATACAACTCACTTCTTTCCACCAACGGCATCATCACCGTGGAAATGCTGAAGGCAGTGTTGAAGGACAAGGACACGACAGGAAGGTTCTTGCTGAACTTTGGTGATACCATCGTGGAATGGTATCGAACCTCAAAAGCCAGACAAACCTTTCTGCACAAGCGGACATGGCAGAAGAACCTGAGAGCCTTTGTCCATTCGTTGGATACGGACGACATCGCCTTTGAGGACATAGACGAGAATTTCGGGGAGGAATACAAGCTATTCCTGAAACGAGACCAGGGACGTATCGACAGCTACGTGAACCATTGCCTTCTCTGGCTGAACATGTTGATGTACAAGGCAGTGGACAGGAGCATTATCCGCTTCAATCCCATAGCCAAGATAGGGTATGAGAAGAAGGCAGCCCCGAAGATGACCCATATCAGCAAGGCAGACTTCATCAAGATGCTCTCTACCCCGATGGCTGACGAGCGAACAGAGCTTGCACGCAGATGTTTCATTTTTGCCTCGCTCACCTCCTTATCCTATATAGATGTAAAGAAACTGTACCCTCACCATATCAGTGAGAACGCCGAGGGTAGGAAGTTCATCCGCAAGGAAAGAGAGAAGACAGGCGTGGAGTTCTTCGTGCCACTCCATCCGATAGCCGAGAAGATTCTTTCGCTCTACAATACCACGGACGACAGCAAGCCTGTTTTTCCACTGGGTGAGAAGAAAGACATCTATCTTGATGTGCATACCCTTGGAATGGTGCTTGGCATAAGTAATAAGTTGGGATTCCACGCCAGCCGCCATACATTCGGAGTCTTGATGCTCAACGAGGACATTCCCATCGGCAGCATAGCCAAGATGATGGGACACGCAGACATCACAAGCACACAGGTCTATGCGCAGGTGACGGAGCAGAAGATTTCAAATGACATGGATAAGCTTATTGCCAAGCGAGAAAGGAACAGATTGTCGAACGAAAAAACTATTGGAAAATGAACAGAGGAGTTATAACTATCAGTGAGAGCGGAACGGTATCCATGCCGACCGATACTGTATGGATGACCATGCAGGAGATTGCCGACATGTATAATGTGTTCGGCTGCTATGTGCGCAAGGCTGTCAAGGCTGTATTCAAGGACGGCATTCTGAAAGAGCAGGGTGTGCGTCGTCATGTCAGGAAGAACGACCGCATCAGCTATGATGTGTATAGCCTTGAACTCGTCATTGCGGTAGCCTTTCGTATTGACAGCATTGAGAGCCGAGCCTTTCGGGAGTTCATCATGCAGTCCGTCATCGGCAGACAGACAAGCCGCACTAAACTGGTCTGTATCTTTACAGGGAACGCAATGGCATAGACCTGCCATAAAGCAACGTTCCTTGGAGGCTTTGCGCCTCCAGCCACTTGGGCGAACCTCCGCAGTGTGTTTTAGCATGGTATTAGATTTTATACAGACCATACGGAGAACACTCGGCAAACACGACCAACTCGGTATAGCCAATAAAACGAGGCGACAACCTATAACAGCCACACTCGGTAAGTTATACGTTGTCGCCTTGTTCATTTCACCCCACTCATCAAGGACATGTATTTCTCCTACAAGCCCTTCATTCTGTACGCCTCACGATAGTTAGCCATCAGAATCTTCTGAATGTCGGACTCGCGGTAGAGTATCTTTCCGCCAAGCTGGATATACGGGATGACACCGTTGTTTCGGTAGTCCTGCAGGGTTCTTCGGCTCAGTTGCAGTCTGGCACAAAGCTCCTTGTCCGTCATGAAGCGCTCACCGCCAAGCATGGGGCGGTAGTTCATCACGGCACGTTCAAAATTGTTAACCATTCGGTTGAGGTGGTTCACGATGTGGTTCATCCACTCGCTGTTTCTTGTCATTACTTCATTGCTCATAGTTGTCTCGTTTTATTGTTGATACTTACGTTACCCGGTTTACTTGCTGCTTTGGATTAAGTGGCTGTTGTATATTGACAGCCTAACCTGTGCGCTTGCGAAAGCGCATGTCCTTTTTCCTGTCCTCCACTACTGCTACGATAGCCATC